AACACTAAGGCCAGCGAAATCGTCTGCTGACATCTTCATCCATTGCAGTGCCTCTGCGAACTCACCACCCTTCAACCTAGACAATGTGAGGTTTCGTTGCATGTGGGTCATCGCACGGGACAGGTCGTCCATGGTTGCCCCAGATTGTTCAGCAGCAAATGCCAATGCTTGCATGTTTTCGAAGTTTGCACCAATTGCCCTGCTGGCCTTAATTAACCTATCGGCATCGCGGGCGGCTTGAACCATGCTACCACTGACTGCACCAATAGCCCAAGAGAAGTTTCGAACAACTCGAATTGCATAATGAAGTTTGCTGAATCTCTTTCCAATACCAGCGACTGAATTTCCAGCGTCATCAGCCCTCCTAGCCAGCTTCTCCGCCTCGTCACCAGCATCGTCCAAAGCATTGTCTAGCTTTTTTATCTCTCGTGTTGTTATAGAGACATCCTTGCCAACATGCCCAGTCTTTTTCAGTTCTTCGGCTAACCTTTCAGCAGCTTCCTTCGCTCTATCACCTTGGACAGTTATGTTCTTAAGATCCTTCATGTCGATCTTAACGCCAAAAGCTTTTCCTAGCGTCCTTGCTACACGCTCAAACCCTTTAATCTCTTGTTCTAGTTGTTCAAGGTCACTGCTGACTGTATCAGCACCGTCGAGGGTCATTTCAATGAAGGCACCGCCAGCGTAAACACCTTTTGCCATTACCCCATTCCTTTTCTTTTGCGAATGCCCTGAACCTTTTTGGTCATGCCACCTGGAGAAAGGCGTTTAGCCATGATCTGAGAAAACTCTTTTGCCGCCCTTGGGTTGTAGTAGTCAGCGGCAGGTTGTAATGAAGGGTGATAGGTTTTTTGCTTGCGAACCTTTACCGTCCATTCTGGGTGCTTTCTCTGTAAGTTGTTTGCCGTCATTGCATCGAAAATCACTCGATCAGGCTTTGTTCTCTTGATAACGCCACGATGCTTTATGTACCTAGTAGATCGACCAACCCTCATACGCTCGTCGGTTAGGTTCTCCCAGATCCAGTAGCTTGTCGTCATCCCTCCGAACTCAAGTAGTTCAGTCACGCCTGAGCTAACGCTCCCCTTTGTCTGGAAGCCTGCTCTCATTACATAATCATCTGTCTTGTGCCAGTGAGGCTGAGTATTGAACCTTAAACCAAAATCTGAATCTGGAACTCTGGATGTAGGTGGCTTTCCCTGTGCCCTCGTCTTTCTAAACTTCCTTGTGTACATCTCAGCACCGCCGTGCTTTTTGGACTTACGGTAGCGAACTTGACCGGCCACCACTGGCTTCCCGATCAAGTTCCTTGTCTTTTTAGAGATACCGTAACCCCAAACATTCCCAAACTCCTTCCAGACATACTTGATCTCCTTCTCAATTACATCCATCGGGAGTCGGTTAATCTCAATCTTTGGCTTTAGGGTCATTCGAGCCATTAGTTAAAACCTTTATGAAGGTGTCAATGTTTCGAGCATAGAATGGAACTGAGATCTTAGATCTTCTTCCGTTATTGCCCCCGCCTCCAGTTGCTGCACCAATTCCTTTAATTTGGGGATTCCTTCCGTATGCCAATTCTCTGAGTTGCCAAAAGGTAAAAGGGCGAGGATCAACTCCTGCAATTCCTCCGAGTCGATAGATGTGTTCCCTAAGATGGAATCTACTAGAGCTTCCTCGATCTTCAACATGCCCTTGCTCGCCTGCCAAGCTTGATTCAGGATCTTCCCTCTTCCTGGCAGAAGGGCTGAGAAAAAATCCGAAAGGGCACCCATCCACTCATTCATGGCCTCTCTGAGAGTCGGCCCATCCAAAGACCTCCCGAAGTCTCTTGGATCAATACCCTTAGACTCAGCCTGTTCTTCAACAGTGATCCAAAGCATATGTACATTATCTCGCGGACTCATTGATATCTGTGTTGGATCTTCAAAGATATCATCACCGAGTTCTTCGCAGATCTGATCCAAAACACCGACAGTGATGTTTAAACGCCACTGCCGGCCTTTGGTGTCCTTAAAAGTACGCATAACCCACTCCCCCTATTAAAACTACGGCGTCGATTCAGTGTAGATTTCTGGAGCAGCGTCATCGTTTGCAACTGGACGCAACTCAACGTCTGACCACATGACCTCGCCTAACGTTTCATCTCTAGTAAAGTTTGAAACCATGCAGGTCATCCGAACCCCTTTAATGGAACTTCCACTTGGAGGTGGAGTAGCACCATCAACGCAAAGAACTTCCACAGCAGTGTTGTTTTGATAGGCAGCTAAAAGCTCATCGTAGCCGTCCGCTGCTTTGTCCCAAAGCATCTTGAAGGAGATGTTTACATCCTTCAGCCCGTCAACATACTCTCGGAAGCCACCGCTTGATCGAACTGTCGCATCGGCAGTGTCTTTGGTTAAATTTAGACTTACATCCTTGATTTCAGTCAATTCAGTCCAAGTTGGAGCAGCGTATGTGCCACCATCATTGAAATACAGTTTACCGTCTTGCCCTAGAACAAAAGCCATTATGTCATAGTCCTTAAGTTAACAGTCACTAAGACCGCGAAATCAGAATCGTTGTAAAGTCTCCCAGCATCGTAAGCACCTTCAGCACTGAGAGAAACTATCTTTGAAACATTGCCTTGAATCTGGGTTATCACTTCATCAACCAGATCCAACATCCCATCGATATCGGAAGTGTTGGAAGATCCCTTAGCCGTCGTAACACCTTTTCGAATCATCACTGAAACAGATAGATCAGATCTAGCCAGCCTGCTCCTAGTGTCCACGTCTCTCGTGTAACCATCAGGAAAAACAACAACTGTGAGATCCCTTGCAGTCTGGTCGAATGAAGGCCTGTAGTCCTTTACAGCGGTAAAGGACTGTGAATATGACCCAGCATTTAAGACATTAACAATCTCGTTGACCGAATCTTTGATAATACCCATCAGATCTCCTTTGTATGAATCCTGAATGCGGTATGACTCGAATCGATCCAGCCCCAGCCGTCAGTTTGCTCCAGAGGATCAGGCATAACACTATAAGTCTTACCATTGTATTCAATGGTATCGCCCCTATCTGGGTAGACCAAAGACCCATCCCTCTTCATCTCACTAACCCTGACTAGAAAGTCAATGCTAGTATGCTCTATCTGGTTACCACCGTAGTCGATTTCAGTATGAAGCGACTGTCCAAGGGTCACCGCGATTCGCCACGATGACCCACTGGACAGATCGGTGTATGTGGCTTTGCCACCTAACACAGCCTCAGAACCCAACAACATCGCTTTGATGAGGTCGGGAGTTAAGCTCATTAGGAAACAGTAGCCTCAGTGTTAAGAATAGAATCCGTCACGACAATGGGAATTCCATCCAAAGTCTGACTTGGGAATGGAGCCGGTGCCCCAGTGGGCGAGTATGTCGTTCTCGATTCTCGGAGATTCTTCAACGAAGTTCGGTTCATGACGATAACGTCGAAAGGAGGCTGACCAACTGGCTTGTTAGCAATCAGTTCCCCGATCAAGTCGTCAGTGAGCTTGTTGGTTGCATCCAAGTTCACCAGTCGGTGAATGCTGTGAATGCTACCATTCTTCATACCGCAGTAACCGGCAATTTCGTGAGCATAAGCCCAGAACTGAAGAGTCGATGAGGATGTTTCTTTGACCATCATTCGCTCGGAGACGGTCAACTCACCACCCTCGCCCCAAAGCAACTCGAATCCACTTTCACCGAAGGTGATGCCGTAGACCGAGGTATTTGCACCGACAGTTCCTGAACCAGCCGAAACAACCTGAGAGTCGGCCAATGCATTGAGACTACCAATTCCCGGAAGCCCTTCAAAACCTCCAGTAACACCACCACCCGTGACGGCAGGGTTTGAATCATTACCTTGGAAGATGTTATTCTCAACCGTAACCATTGCAGCACGCAATGCCGCAAGAGCTTCAAGGCCAACAGCGTGATCAACTCCACGCTCGTCAACCTTGGCCACAGCGGTATCAATCGAGAAGCTTGCATCGAGATACTTCAACGCAATGCTAACTTCCTCGTATCCGCTAGGCGTATTATCAACACCAACATTAGCAGCACGATACGAAGCACTAGGTGCCGTGATCAATTTGCTGTATTTGAAGTTATCGCTTGCAACAGACCGAGCAGCAGCTACCTGCAAGAATGGAGAAGCTTCCAAAACATCTCGGATGACAACATCGAGATCTTTGCGATTCAATTTCAGGATTTCAGCAGTAGTTTGAAAAGACATTATTCTTATTCCTTTTTAGTTATTTCGAGAAAAGGGAAGCCCAGCGAATCTCGCGGTCAGACCACCCATCCTTTTTCTTTTGTTGAATAAACTCTTGATGACGAATCTCAGCCTCAGAAAGTTCTACCTCTGCCGACTTCGATGCTGGTTCTGCTTCACCTAGGCTGTTTGAAAAAGCCTCCAGTTTTGCATTAGCATCTGCAAGCTGCTTTTTCAGATCCTCATTCTCCTTTCGGAAGCCATGAAGATACTCAGCAAAGCATTCATTCAGAGGCCGCTTTCGTAGAAACCAAACAGCACCTTGGTCACCAAAGGCTTCGATGTAGGCTTCGTACTCAGGGACTGGCTGTTGACTTTGTTCAACCTTCTCCCCTTCGTCATCATGCTCTTCCATCTCATCCTCTTCCTCTTCTTCCTCGGAGGCTTTCTCGTACTTTACATCCTCCTCGTACTCGTCCTTCTTCTCGTCTTCCTCAAAGACGACTTGATCCTTTTTATCTTCATCAAGTTGGCCTTCGAGCTTCTCTTCAATAGTCATACTTTCCTCGTTTTCTGCTGAAAAAAGCCCTCCGCGAGTCGCGTTTGGCTCTCCAACAAAATCTACAGAGTAAAGACGCTTGATCCTGACGGGCAGCAGACCATCCACTGCCTCAACTTCAGGGTCCATCATGAAAGCGATTGATAACCCCAACGCTTCGGGATCTTCCATTGCCAGTGACATGATATAGTCATAAGCATTAAAGGGAGCCAACTTTGCAGCCTTGACTAGATTAATGTCACATCGAACGCAGTTTTCCTGTCCACGACGGTAGAAATTAACCGCACGACCAAGGTGATTGCCCAGTGACTCTTGAGTGTGGGTGAATCGAACCTTGATGCCATTATTCGGTCGGTTCCCGAAGGCCACCACTGCCGATAATGTTTCCTCATCTACAAGAAAGGGTCTATGGTCATTAACTCTTCCGAGTTCAATAACCTTTGCCCCGTAAATGACCCCATTGTCTGTATCGATCTTGCTTCCAGAATCCAAGCTTAGTGCTTCAAATTTAACAAGATCATCAATACCAGTATTGGTTTTATTTGACATTTCAGCCCTCTCAACAATACCTTTCGCCCACTTCTTTCCGGGGCTTCCGCCCCACAACAAAAAAGCTATGTAACCTTTATCTTTGTTCCTATCTTCCCCTGGACTTGGCTTTTCATTTCCTTTATGCCTAGAGAAGAAAGAGTGCATCCTCTTAACTGTCGACAGGCTTAAGTTTTTCCTGTTTGATATATCTCTTGCCCTAGCAACACCAACCGCAGTCCCGCCTTTGCCGTTATTTTTCTTCCTTAACTCAAGCCCACGTCTAGCAGCACTTGCCATGGCTTCACTTGGCTTATAACCCTCATCCTTCGGCATCGTCGAGATCCTCCTCGCCCTCGATGTCTTCATCGTCGTCAGCCTCTTCTTCAGGCTCACTTACGCTCATCTGCGGCTCAGGTGATGGTGACAACCCAAGTTCATCCAAATAATCCTCTTCCTCTTTTAGCTTGTCAGCAACCATCGTTTTCCAGTCGTCACCAAACCTATCGAGCCTAACCTCACTTCTCGTCTTAAGCTTTGCGTTAATCAACTCAATGTCGGCCATGGCTTCAGCTTTGGGATCGAACCAAGGAACTCCGCTAGGAATCCAACTCCATTGAACATCACTGATTTCCATGCCTTGCGGCAACTGGATCATCCCAGAGTTAATCCACCGGATGAACCAGAAGTATGTGATCTCATCAAGAACACGTATGACATCTCGCCGCTTGCTTTCGCAAGATTTAATGTACTGCTGCATTGCAATGCGAGAGCCACTGTAATTCGTGAATGACTCATCAGCAATCGACCAAGGGATGTCGAGAGCTTTTAGTGCAATCTGTAACGCTAATGTTATGTACGACTGAAACTCGGTCGATGGATTTTTGGATTCCAAGAAATCTGCTCGGTCACCATCCTCAAGGTCGAGGACTAATGGCCCAGTTCCAAAATCAATTGTATCCATCGCTCCCTCGGCGGAGCATTCGTCATCACTGGCGTCGTCGCCAGTTAAGAAGTCAGTCTTGTCTCTCGAAATAGCCAATGCAAAGTATTGAGAAACTTTAGCTTTCAATCGAGCATATTCAGCCATTTCATCAATGTCATGCATTGTGTCGATAGCCGAATTAAGTGGACTGTATCCACGTACTTGAGATAGCTTATCGAAATACCCAAAATGTATCATGTTGCCTGCTGGGATTACTCGATCAAAAATATATCGATGGTCAGCAGTCTTGTGCCACAACCGATACCCAATCGCCCTTCCAGCTTTATTGGTCAGCACGCCATGGGTTGCCCAAGGCGTGACCACTTGATCTGCGTGCGGATTTCTCCACCGGCTAACACGCTCATGAATTGGGTCATTTACAACCCCATGGAATTCATTGCGAACAAGGTCTGATTCAATGCCTTGCAGGTGACCACTCCGCAGCTTCATGATAAACACGTCGCCGTCAGTAGTTCTAAGACCCTCTGCAATGCGAATCATCTGTTCCAGAGAGTGACGACCAGTGATGTCACAATTTCTTGGTCTAGAGTTTTGCTTTAATAGATATCGAAACCTATCATCAAACTCTTTATTGCCAGTTTGAATCATGAAGTTAAAACTTGAAACGTAATCAAGGTGCTTTCGAATTGCCCAAGCGGCAATAGGAAAATTCCTATACGCATCGCGTGCCGATTCAATTAATTGGCGACGATCCTGATCGGTGACCGTGGAGTCAACATTCCGAACGTTGGTCCCCGGATTCCGCCTTTTTTGTTTTGGGTAGTTGGCGTTGTAGCCAGTAATGCCTGCCATTACAGACCCCCGTTCAAGTCAATCGTCCGAGTGGACTTGCCACTTCGCGTCAACCTTGTTAGTTCTTTTTCCCAATACTCTAGCTGACCGCGAATGCTTTCAGCACCACCAGTTGCAAAGGTCGTAGACGTTCCATCCGCAGAAACAGACTGAATGCCAGCAGAGGCTTTAAGCCTCACTCTCAATGTCTCGATCATCTCCTTCGCAAACTCTATCCTCTCTTGAGTTCTTTTGCTTTTTGCCATCTTCAGCCCTATATCCAATTACAATGACTTTAGTAATCTGACAACCTTCGCATACCGACTCAGCAACTGCCTTGCTGACACCACCGCTTGTCTCGGGCATCTCCTGAATTAACCTGCTGATGCCAACTGAACCGCCACAATGCGGGCATCTTCTTGGCAGACCCCACTTAATCAAGTTTACGCCAAGTGCCTTTGCGTCTTTTTCTTCTAGAGACATTTGAGCCTTTCATTATAATTGAGTTTTCCGTATCGCTCTCCAAGCGTGCCCCCAACGATGAAGCCGCCACATGGCAACCAACAAACGCATCGAGCCAGTGATTATCTTCACCGGGTTTAAGCTTCCATTCCTTAACCACTCGGCCCCGTCCTTCCACGGTGACTGGGTACTCTGATCGGAGATTGTTGACGAGTTGGTCATGGTAATGCTTGCCTTTCACGTTCGGTAGACTTGATGACCCAGACATAAACATTCCCGTTGCCAACCTTTCGTGAGAAAAGGTCTTCCAGAAATTTGTATCGTAAAGGAAGTATCTTATTGGCAATTCGTTGGATACAGTCATTCTCCAATGCTTCCCAATGAACTTCTTTGGCGAGGGTTTTTGCCCTGCATTCAGCGGCTCGGAGGAAGCTCCGACAAACTTACCATGCGATGGGAATATTGTTGACTTGTATTGAGACTTGTTTATCCATTCATAAATCACATCCCTTGAAACGCCCCAGTTTGCATCTATAAGCATGCGTTCAATTTTTCTTGAGTCACCACTCGGGGTTTGCCACTCTTTATCTAAAAGGAACTTAGATAGACCAGATAACTGGTCCCTCAAAATATACTCAAATGATTCACCTGCATACAGCGTTGATGCTTGAATTCTTAGGTTTCTGTATGTTTGTGACATGTCTGGCTGCTGGGGCCAATGACCATAATCAACGATCCAAGATGTAAAGTTTGATCTATTAAATGCCATTACCATCCAGTAAAGGGCATTTTTTTGAACGTCTGCGAAGGCGACAAGCAGGTCGCTTGCAGCGGGCACTATACCAATATCATCAGGATGCATCTTCTTCTTCAGTTCCTCTGCTGTCATCATCTCTGCCGCAGAGTTGTCTTCAGGCTCGTTTTGATATTCCGCTAAAAAAGCCCTTTCATCACGAAGGCGAAGATTGTAACAATGCATGATTGCTGAAACTTCATCTTCATTCTTTCTTTGGGGCCATGCTGCCTCTAATCCAGCCTCTAACGCCTCTTGATGCTTCAGGTAGTAGTTCGTCAACTCCTCCATTGGAAGGTCATTAGAAATGATCCTATCTCGTTCTACTGCGTAGCGTTCCCACTCCGCAGGGTTCTCTGGTTTCCCGTACAGCATCTTCGTCCTGAATGATTTCCACTCCTTAAATTCATCACTCAGCAACCGATCAACTGCATCATATTGATTTATGACTGTGCATGTGCAGACGCAAGCTATCTTCACTCCGGGACCGGCAAGGCCAAGGATGTCTCCAGACAAAGTCTCAAGCCGGTCATTGCATTGCTTTTCACTGGCACTAGACTCACGAGTCTGTGGGTCATCAACAATGCATAGGTCAGGTCTTATGATCCTACCATCAGTTGTTGTCTCCTGCTGACCGCGAATGTCGCCAGTTATCCCGCAAACACTAAAGGTTGATCCACTGCTGACAGAATCTTCAATCGTGGGCAACACAAGCTTATCCATATTCCACTGGATATTTGTTGGGATACCCCTGACAGTTTGAGAAACAGTCCTTGCTGGCCGTCCTTCTAACGCCCGAATTGGATAGCAGACTTCAGGAAAGTCTTCAAAGAGCAGTGGGTTAAACCGCAACTCTGTTTTAATGCTTTTAAGGAGTGCCTCTGCTTTTCCGCCTGTTGCCCCAACTAGGCATACCCAACGTCTATGACCATAGAGTATCGACCATAACCCAGCCGTTACACTCAGAGAGGTTTTTCCGTTGCCTCGTGGCATGGCAAGGGTCATTAGGCCTCCATTTATTGCCACATCTTCCATGGCAGAAATGACCCTCAAGTGGTCATCTGACCACCCTAAATTAAACACCTCCGGCCTGTATATTTCACAGAAACGTCTTAAATTATGCCTGCATTCCTCACGACGTTCTTTGTTTCTTGGGCTAGGTATGCTGTCAATGTCAATGCTTGCAGCACGATAACGCCGCATCAACTCAGCTTGCTTCTTTCGCCTTGAATCCCCTTTTTCGTTGGCTACTTTAGTGTACTTCCCCATAACCCCTCCAAGTCTATGACCGGAACCTTACAAGCTTATTGAGCATTTTTCGCCTTGCATTGCAATTGCATTCCTTGAGTCCTAATATTTTTTTGAACCTCTCCTCGGTCACGCCAACCTTTTTTAGGATAGAGTGTACGAGATCACCCAAACCCTCAATAGCCTCCATGTCGGTGTCTTGGGTTATACCTTCCTTCTCAAGTTCTCTAACAATAGCATCACCATCGTTCCTCAACTCTCTCTGCTTTCCAACAAGCTTCCTATAGGCATCATACTGCTCTTGCAATTCTTTCTTCTTTTGCTCGTCATTCATGATTCACCTACGGGGGGCAAGCTATTGGTCCGATTGTCACGTCAGGAATGGAATGGTTTGATTTGCAATGCATCTCTTCAGGCCTTACTGTAGGAAACGTAATTGTTCCTACAGGCGTAAATATGCACATGGTCTGAGAATATCCGTAATTTGCACAGTTTCTCAGTGAAGGATTTGAAACAGTATTATATCCCGCAACGGCCTGAAATGGCTTAAGTGGATTTGCAGCGACCGCACCGCTTGTCCAGATGTTAGCAAGAGAAAAGTCGTTTTGACTTAACCATTCATATCTCCCGCCAACTGGTGCCTGTCCTCCAAATATATTAACTGGAACTGGTGACATACTCCAAAACATCTGAAGATGAAATTTGTTTTGCGTATATGTTGCTAATGCAACATCCTCTTGTATCCACGAGTTAATTGAAGTGCAACTATATAGCTTTGCGTCCCAGCAACTCCCACTATTTCCCATCAACAATTGATCTGCTGATCTCACATATAATCTAGTTCTTACAGTAAGCACATCAGTGCCATTTGTAAAATTATATTCATGGCTCCAAAAACACGGCACGAAATCACCAGCAGTATCTTCAGTTGCCTTGACTACTATGTTGTTCAAATCTGTGCAATCAAGCCCAGTGAACCACCAGCCGTCAGTTGATGGGATAGTCCCGTCTTCATCCCAATCTGTGTTCTGCCATGACGAACCAAATGTCACGTCAATGCAATTAACAAAAGAAGGGTCTGTAGTTGGAGTGCATGGAGGCGTCTGAGGGCTAACTGGGTTGAATTGCCACCAACATGCACATCCTGCGGTGACTCCATCGCAATCCTGACCAAGGTAGTTTCTCTCATCCTCGGCAGGCTCTAATGTTGCAGTGATATCAGAAAAATCAAGTATTGGCCCGCCACCACACAACTCTAGATTTAAATGCTGAAATTTATAAGTTTCAGCAGGATCGGTGGGGCATACAGGAAACCCTCTTGATGTTGCCTCGGCAATGTAATCATCACACCTGTCAGGCCCAATCTCTTGTTGTGCTATTGCGTTCCATTCTTCATTATCCTGTGTTACTGACCCTGCAATCAGCGGTTCAACGTAGATGGAAACATCATATTGAAACCCACAGAACTGACAAACGCCAGAACCACCAAATTCTGAGTCGTTACATAATGGTTGACAATTCGATTGACCGTAGATGGTAATTACGAACCGAACTGTCAAAATTCCTGGCGAGACAACACATGTACCGCAAGAGTATGGAGGCGATGCAGGTGGGCCTGGTGGCACAGTGATGTCGGGTTGGGTGTCAATAGTAGTGACATATTCAGCGATGCATGACCCAGTTGTGTTTTGTGTTACATCTGCGTAAACCCACTCGCCTTGAAAAACGTCATCAGTTAAGTAACTTGCCGAACATTTAAAACTCGGTACATCGGATAACTTAAATTTAACGCCGCAAGGAAAGCAGTCGCATGGATTGCATCGTTCAACTACTCCGCAGCAGCAAGGATACCACCCCATCACTCAACCTCACAAGGCTCAATGAAGGTGTAATAAAAATATTCTACAATAGTCTGTGCAGGAGTTCCATCGGTTACACACACAACCTTGACTAAATATGTAATTGGAACAGAGCTACTTGTGCTAAGTTGAAACTGAGCCGCCTGCCCAACTTCTATGTCAAAATCACTATTGCTGTAATCAGCCACAGTATTTACTTGCATGTTAGATATAGATAACCCACTCTTACCTGAAGCCTCTGTGACCGAAGAGATTGAATCAACAAGCTCTCCTGAATTCAGGTAATCACCCAAATACAAGGTGACAATCTGGCTAGATCCAATATTTGAACTTGCTGATGGGTAATATTGATCACTCAATGCTTCGCCCTTAAAATAATTCTTTTACTACCACTTCTTAGAACAGATTTAGGCTTTCTGCTTGATGGACGAATAACATAGCCCACCCTATCAAATATAGTGACCTCGCCACTAATCCAACCAAGAACCCACTCCCAAATAAGCATATTATTGCACCCTAGTCACAGGTTCAGCGGCAGGATCTAGTGTAAGAGTCTTCGTAGCCTGAACAGTAGTGCCGTTAGTTCTATAGATTGTCCAAGTGGAGTCAACTCTCTGACTTTCGAGTATAGCTAAAACAATGGTCGCCAAGCTATGCTCGGACAGGGTGGCACCTTCCACGTTACCAACAGAACGCTTCAGAATCTCGTCAGCAATCGCCTGAGCCTGAGCAGTTGAGATAACAACACCATCTGTCGATGTGTCTGCGAGGATTGAATCCACATTGGAGTCTACAACCGCAAGGGCAGCAGAGGTGGCAAGACCACTTTGGATATCACTGATGGGATCTGTATGATCTGGAACAATAATAAACTCGTCCGCAGCACTCGGAGCCGCAGTCAGGGCTTCCTGTAACGTGATTCGTCCATTCGTGGAAACGTATGTGTCAATCGGCCTTGCCTCGCCAGCTAATGCTCCAGAGGTGAACAGCAGCAAGAGATGATTGTATGCTCCAGTTGTTGCAGTCAGATTTGTGTCAAATGCACTCACCCCTGGAGTACCTGATACTTCACCATCAGTAAGTGCCTGTGTTTTAAGTGCCTGCCAGAATGCCCGTTCAATCGTACCTGGGCTACCTTTAGTTAAGGTATAAGAAAGGAACGCAGCACCAATGGCATCATTTGCAGCAGACGACAGAGCGTATCCTGTCTTGTCGTTGTTGGTTGCTACCGTAACTTGTTCAGTTGACGGATCAAAATCATTTAACGCACCGATAGCAGATTGCGTAGTAGCATGTTGGCTATCCTGAGCAGTATCCAGAGCATCCAACGTAGTAAGCGTGCCACTGATTGAGTACCCCGTCTTATCCGTAACAGTCCCAGCAGTCACAGACGCAACAACAGATCCAACAGATCCACTGACTGATCCCACCGTTGTGACATTGGCAACTGTATCAGTAGCAGGGTTAAACGTACTAAAACCGCTCGCCCTAAAATCTGCCACGCCCGAAACTGCGGTTTGCTGCACTTCCAGAATATCGCTGGCAGTTGGTTCAGTGACAATCGAAACTGTCCGAGTTGCAAAGTCACTGGTAGATGCAATGAACTCGATGATAACCTCATCCGCATTCATCATTGAACTGGTCAATGCAACAGTGAACGGTCCAGTGCTTGGAGTCGGGAAGGTCGGCAGCGGAGTGACAGGCACAGCAGCACCCAACGTTGAACCGTTTCGCAGACGATATGTCACCTCTCCACTTGCAAATGGCCCAGTGAAGAACGCAGTAGGGTCACTACTCTTTGGAAGGGCGTAGTTAAAAGTAAACGCCTGATTTTTATATGCTCCAGAGGTAGCCAATGTTATTTCTCCTTAGCCTAATCGCTGCAAAAAGGCAGCGGAGTAATATGCGTAAATTTGGGACAGCCCACTAAAAAACGAAAACGGCGACAGTGGTTCTAGCCCTGCCCATGGTTCGTTGTAGAGGCGTGAGACTTCGGTGGCGGTGAGGGCTCGGTTGTGGATGCGGATATTTTGCAACAGTCCATCGAGTCTATTATTATCTGATTCACCAACCACAAGACCTACATTTGTCGTTCTTGCGGAGGCAATTGATGTCGAACCATCAGCAACCCCATCAAGATAACCTTGTAGTGTTGAACCGTCCCAAGTCATACAAACAAAATGCCAATCGCCTAAGCTGAAAGATGAAGTATCAAAGTAGGAAAGTGATGCACTGCTATCCCAGAGGTGCAAACGAAACACACTTAAATTAGTAGGTATGGTGATTAGCCATTCACGGCTGACGTCATTGTCG